ATTTGCCGATACATCAACATCCTCACCGGCAACCTTGACGGTGTAGTAATCGATGGTGGCTTCTTCACTGTCGTCGGCATCGTCGTCTGCGACTTCGGTGTCATCCTCGGCGTCTGCGTTTACCGCTTCTGCGGGCGCGTCGTCCTCGGCGTCGTCTGTTCCAGCGTCACGTTGTTCTGCCGCTGGTTGCTCTTCCACTTCAGCCGGTGGTTCCGTTTCAGGAGCCGACGTTGATAGAAGATGTTCGACCGCGCTGTTCAAAGACAACGGGCCGGTGGTGCCAGTCCCTTCAGGGGTGCTGGTTTCAGCCATTATAAATAAACCTTTCGATTGTGGCGGCTAGTCGATGCCTAGTTGTCGCCGTGAGAGATCGCCGGTTACGACGATTTGCTCTAGGTGCCCGCGCACATCGCGCAGGGCTGTGGTAAGCGCGAATAATCTTTCACGCTCGTCCGTCTGACCTGTGGCTGTTGCTTTCCAACTAGCCGTGTAGGTCGATTCCAAAGTTTCAAATGCTTCCGCTAGAAGTTCGTTTCGAAGAAGCAACTCGGCGGCTTTGCCGCGTGCAATTTCCTCTTCGCGGTTCATGGAGCCTGGAACATGTCAGGATAGAATCGTTGCTCCCGACGCGAAGCGTCTGAATACGAGCCAGCGTCATAGGCTTGATCGATGACAACAGGTTTCCTGTTTTCGCCATACGGAATGGGCGGTGACCCCATCTGGCCATAGTCACCAATGTTGTACATGCCGCCATGGTGTGCCAGCCCACTCTCAGCCGCTACCCGCTCCAATTCTGGTAGGAACTCCCTAAACTTGGCAGAGACTGGTTCCGGCCATCCAACAATATCGGCTCCACCAGATCTATGAACTGCGCCGGGCACGCCGCCTTCCGCGGCTCTCTTCATAACTTCAATCGATGCTGGGTTTAGAAAGACTTGTTGCTTTAGATTTTCCAGTTCTAGCGCTTCTTGTTCTGGGCCTTGCAACGCACGCTGAAAATAATTCTCTAGCTGGTTAGCCATTCTGGGGTCAGCCGTCGGGTCTTCGGCCATGCGTGACATGCCATAAAACGCCAAGCCTAATGGTGCCATGAAGCCCGCATTCAACCCAGCGGCAGCGCCTGGTCCTCCGAGCGCACCGCCTGTTAGGGCACCGGATGCGTAACCCGACATTGGAGCGCCAAGATATGCAGCACCTATTGCTGGTGCTGCTCCAAAGCCCGTTGCGCCGATACCGCCTAAGTCCATAGTGGCTTGCTGCGCCATCGTTGGCGTTGCCCCATAACCAGTCGCCTGAATACCACCCAAGTCTTGAAGCGCTTGCTGCGACATAGCGGCCTGCTGCGCCGTTGTTAGCGCCGATGGCGTGGTCCCATAAGCCGACTGAATAGCCTGAGCTTGTTCGGCCCAAGTCGGGGCGAATTCTGACGTTGCCAGACCATCGCCATATAATTGAGTGGCATCAATAGGCAGGCCTAGGTTGCCAGGTTGCGCGGCAACTGAAGCAGGGTCAACCATCGGGAAGGCATCCACCATTGGCGGGGGCATGTTTGCTTGCAAGGCATCTGTCCAAGGACCGGCAGACAACGTAAAGCCATCCACCATTGGCGGGGGAGTGGCACCAGTCAGCAAGCTAGGCGAACCTGGCGGGACAGCGTTGCTTATCCATTCACCAGCCAGTGCGTCCGGCGATAGATAACCAGACGGTCCAATGCCTACGGAGCCACCTACGCCGCCGGGGAGTGCGTTTGGGAATGCCGAAGAGGCGAGGCCAAGATTGCGACCGGCTTCGCCAAACAGCGCCGTCAGCGGAGTGTTACTGTACGGGTTCAGGGCTTGTAAGTTCAGACCATCACCACCAAGGAAATTGCTAAACGGATTCGGGATGCCCGCATGTTCCATCAGGCTTTGGCCCGTCAATAGACTCGACAGGTTGTTGGCACCGCCAAGCACTGATGCGGCGGTCAGAAGGCCGCCGAGCGTGCTGGTGTCCGTACCGCCTTCAAAGTCGCCTGATGTCAGGCCTCCACCGCCACCGCCGCCATAGCTCGGATAAGTGCCCGACCAGTCGCCGCCTGTTGGCGTGTAGGCATAGGCTCTTGTAGGCGCGTAGGTCGCGTAACCCGGCGCAGTCAGATATTCAGGCGTTGGTGGTGACCAGGCTCCAATAGGCATTAGACAACACTCCTGATGTTGGTGCCCTGTTCGCCGATCTTGTTCGCCAACTTGATGCCTTGCAGCCGCGCTTCGTTTTCAAGCTCGGCTTGCTTGAGTTGCATTTCCATCTGTAGCTTTTCGCGGGCCAACTGAATATCGGCTTCCATTTTCTCTCTCTTGATCTGGATGTCGGCTTCGGCCTTGGCCTTCTCGATTTCGACACTAGCCATGGCGGCCTGCGCCATCGGATCGGGCTGTTGCTCTTGACCTTGCTGGCCCATCTGTTGTGCGACTTCGGGAGGCACGTCGTTGAAGAATTGACCGGCGTCTTTGAAGCCAGCGGCCTCGACCATCTTGCGGAGGGTGCCGACATATTGATTGATGCCGACGACCGGATTGGCAGGGCCGAGTGTTTGCAGTAGCTGTTCTTGTTTACCCGCGATTTGGGCTAACAGCGCCAGCTTCTGGTCTTGTTGGGTGGTGCCCAGGCCGACATTCACGATCAAATCGAAACCGTTCGACCAGGCGCGTGGGTCCATCTCAACGAAATTATTGGTTAGCCGGATGATCTGCGGCGCGTCCTGATAGTGGGTGACCAGGCGTAGGATGCCGCGGAACAGATCTCGGAAACCTGTCTCGGCAAACACTCTGGCGATCTGTTCGACCTTGCACTGGGCTGCGCTAACAGTGGCCGCGACTGCCGTGGCTGTACTACTTTGAAGTGCATTCGGGTCCAAACCCATTGAGGCCTTGGAAATTCCCGTGCGGGTCTCTCGGACATTGTCCAAGTATTCAAGCAACGGGAACGTCGCCTGCCAGACCGGCTGGATGGGCAGCGGCTGCACCATGCCGGGTGCCCGAACTCTAACGATGTTGCCGGGGCGGTTCTCCATCAGGTCGCTGATGTTGACCTGGCCCTCGACCGCCATGACGCGGGGGTTTGTAGATTGGTAAGCGCCGTCCATGATCTGGCGCAGCACCGTGGATTTGATCAACTGCAAGTCTTGCGTGTCGTCGGTGACCGACCGACCGACCAGGCGGTGCGGGATCAGGTGCGGTGTTAGTGTGGCGAACGGCAGGCTATCGAACGGCTCGTCTTCTAAAATCTCGCGGCCGGAACCGACGCAGAAGAAGCGCCGCAACTCGCTAACGCCCGTGCCGTCATCAATTTTTATATAGGCTTCGACCACCTCGACCTCGCGCCGGGATGGATCAACAGTGCTGTCACCGCCACCGCTGGACAGGTCTTGGAAGCGGGTCGTCACCTCCTCGCTCATGTTGCTCTCTTCGCCGCCGCTATACCGCTCGATGTCGTCGCGGTCGTAACCCATACTGATCAGTTCGCTGACGCTCATCAGGCGGCGGTGGCCGACGAAGTCTGCTTCCTCTAGCGACTTCGCGTGGCGGCTGTAGAGAAATTCCTCGGGCGGCACGTTCTCAAGGACGCACTGACCGTTTTCCAGTTTGCGCCGGATCTTGACCGAGTAGGTAGGCGGCAGGGCCTGCGCCATCTCGCCGTATTCCTCGTCGGCCTCGTTGTCGCCGTAACCGCCGTAACCGATTTCCTGTTCTAGGATCTCGACCTTGGGGTCGTTGACCAGCATGGCTAACTGGTTCTCGGTCAGGCCGTCGTAGTTTTCAGGGCCGTCAAATTCTGGGTCACGCCAGTAGAACTTGACCACGCCAAGCCTGAACACCAGGGCGTCGTGCATCCAGTTCTGGATGACCTTGTAGCCAGGGTTCTGGTCGGTCACGATCCAGTTGACGTATTCGCTGGCTTGCTTGGCGGCGTCTTCGTCTTCGGGGTGCCGCGGCTGAAAGCTGACGTAGTCCTTGCTGCTGGCGAAAATCTTCATCAGCGAAGGCATGATGAAGCCAACGGTGTCAGCGACATCCCGGCTTACGACTTGGCTCTGGTTCTCGACCTCGTTGCCGAACGGCTCGCCGTAGTAGTAGTTGGTCGCCTTATCCCGAAACCCGGTATGCTCTTCCTCTTGATAGAGGACGGCATCATCGATCTCGTTCTGCACGATCCGATGGATTTCGGTGTCGTCAAGTTTGGCCATTGAATATTCCTATTTCAGCGGGATTGACGCCCAGTCTGAAAAAACGTCGAAAATCGAAAAAAGCGTTTTTTTCAACTTTTTTTCTGGCAGAAGACTGCCGATTAATTTTTCAAAAACATCAAAAACGGCCCAAAACTGCGATTCCCAAAAACCGGCATGGTATAATAGGGGAGTAAACAGCGTAAACGATCTTTGAAATTGTGAATCGGGCTAGGCTTCTATAAGGAGAAAGACCATGCCATACGGAACACCT